TGGCTTTTTTAATGTTTTTAATTTTGTTTGAAAAGTTCATTTGCTCCCCTTTTTTTTCTAATTCGTTTATATTAAACTATACACCTGTTTATTTCCGTTTCTTTTTCAGCTATCAATGCGAAAATTTCCTTAAATGTTAAATCATAATTTTGGCTGCGGGTAATATAGGCCGCTGGGTTTTTACCGTCCTGCTCACCGCCATAACCTGAGCCAACATCAACCCATGTTCCACCTGGCCATATCGCTATGCGATCATAACCTTCGTCCCTTAAGGTTGCTTTTAATTCCATTTTTTTCTTTATTTTTATCTTATTCATTTTTTCTCCTTTGTTGTTTTGTTGTTATTAAATTTATTAAGATAATAAAGGAAATTAAGTAATAAATCAATCCTGATTATAGCTGGTTATCATGGATTACATGCGATTATGCCGTAAATACCGGCTATTTTCTATAAAAACTATAGATTTTCATTGATTTGCTTGTATTTTCATTAATTTATGAATAACATATTGATATAATTGAGGAAAATAATTTAAAAAAAATAAATATTTTTATTTTCAATAAATTCAATTAGTTATGGTATAATCTGCTTGAAAATAAAGAAAATTAAGGTAAAAAAGCTTTATTTTTATAAAAAAGTATTTTAAAATATTAAATAATAAAATACTTTCATTAAATATGAAATTAGATAAAAAAAGAAAGAGTTAAAATAGCGGATGAAAAAGAGAAAGACCAGAGGGGCATGCTCGAAAAATAAGGAAACAGATAAGAATAGAGATGCCTACGAATTTTATTTTTCTTTAGGCGATAAACGTACATTTGAAGCAGTCGCTAAACATACTGGCATGGCTGTTCAAACAGTATACACCTGGAAAAAAAGATTTAACTGGGATAAACGAATTAAAGAAAGAAACGATCTGATTGCAAAAAGAGTTGAAGCGAAATTAAATACCCAGATAGTTAATTCCAAAGCTGACTACAGACAGAATGTAAAAGAGAATCTTGAAATCATGAAGGCTATGATTTTAACTGTTATTGATCCTATCACGAAAAAATTAAATGTTAACGTTAAAGCAAAAAATGCAACTGATGTAAGTGTCCTGGCAAATGCAATTGAAAAACTTATCAAATTGGATCTCTTGTTAATGGGTGAAGATACAGAAAAAGAAACAGTTAACATTAATATAAACGTGGATTAATGGATATTAACCTTAATATAAATAAAAAAGTATTCAACGAAGCATATTTGCCATATTTGAATTGCGACATTAGAACCCAAATCTTTTTTGGTGGGGCTTCTTCTGGGAAATCTTTTTTTGTGGTTGGGCAGAGAGTAGTATACGATCTTTTAAAAGGCGGTAGAAATTATCTTATAGTTAGAAATGTAGCAAAAACATCCAGGCAGTCAACGTTCAATGAAGTCCGAAAAACTATAAGATCATGGAATGTTCAGAAATATTTTAAAATCAATAAATCAGATATGGTTATTACTTGCGTTAATGGTTTTCAAATATTGTTCGCTGGATTAGATGATGTTGAAAAACTTAAATCGGTTACTCCTGCAAATGGCCCTCTTACCGATATTATAGTAGAGGAAGCAACAGAAACGATTGAATCGGATGTAAAACAGTTAGAGAAAAGGCTCAGGGGTAAATCCACTGTAAAAAAAAGAATCATGTTGGTATTTAATCCGATATTGAGAAATCATTGGATTAATAAAAAATATTTCAAAAAGAGATTTTATGATAGCGACACTTTATATAAGGACGAAAAATTACTTATATTTAAAACTACACATAAAAATAACGTTAGATTTTTAGAAGTAGACGATATCGAAGCGCTGGAAGATGAAACGGATGAATATTTCCATTCAGTGTATACTCTCGGTAACTGGGGTATTTTAGGAGATACGATTTTTACTAATTGGAGAGTGAAAGATTTAACATACCGAATAAAATATTTTGATAATATTAGAAATGGCCTGGATTTTGGGTTTGCTAAAGATCCAGCGGCATTTAATCGGATGCATTATGATAAAAAAAGAAAGTTGTTGTATATTTTTAAAGAATTCCATGAATTTGAATTAACGAATTATGAATTAGCGGCAAAACTTCTTCCTATTATAAAAAAGGAACGAATAGTCTGTGATAGCTCAGAACCAAAATCAATTAAAGAATTAAGAAATGAAAAAGTAAATGCGAACGGAGCTTTTAAAGGGGCCGATTCAGTTAATTTTGGAATTCAGTGGTTGAGACAACAGCAAATATTAATTCATAAAGAATGCCAGGAAACAATTAACGAGTTTCAGTTGTATCAGTGGAAAAAAACAAAATCAGGAGAAACAATAAGCACTCCTGTGGATAGACATAATCATCATATTGATGGGATCAGATATGCGATGGAAGATGATATGGTTAGAATTAAGGCAAGGGCGAAGATAGTCGTTGCTTGAAAATAAAGGTATACATTGATATTACTTTTAAAAGATCTATTGAATATGACGGTCTTACAAGGTCAAAATAAGTAATTAAACAGGGAGTTTATAATGGCATTCGAAGAAACAAAAACATATATGACGTATTCCAGGCAGAAATATTTTGATTTTTTTTATTCAACTGGTAGCACGGCAGCGACGGCCAGTACATTATTAATGACCTTTGACCCTGGCTTTGATTTTGAATTAGAAAAAATTAGAGTCCATTTAACAGCAGCCTTTCCAAGTACTCGTGATTTTATGGTTCAATTAGCGCATCGACTTAGTACCGCATTCAACCAGAATATTTTATCTCAGGCAATGAATGGAGTGCAGGATGTAGTATACGAACCAACAAATACTTTGAAACTGGCTTATGGAGATGTAATGAGTGTATCATTTATGCATTCCGCTGCTGGATTTATAGGAATTGAATTCAGTGGATGGGCAATTACATCCGCCGCGAGGTAAATCATGCTAATTATAGATGCTCAAGAACAGCCAATTACTCAAATTTCTGAAGACACTGAGCTTTTGATAGAGGATCTTTTTCATGAATGTCAGTATTTTCCAGAAGATACAGATGAAACAATGACATTCACGGCAGGTGGTACCCCGAATGTTTTTGGAGCATGGGCTGAAATTGTGGATAATAACGGGGTTACTTTTTCATCTAAATTTGTGGCTATGAATGGGCATATAGATAGTATTCTGGTTGAAAACACATCTGCAAAGGATGAAGTCTATGTTTTTGAAATTGCATATGGGGTTTCAACAAAAGTTATAATTGATAGAGGCCGTATAAAATCAGCCTCTGTTTTAGTCGGAACAACTCAAAACTCAGGTAAAAAATCTGTTCTTATTACAGAAGGGCAAACAATTTTTTATCGGATGAAATGCGAAACAGGCGGAGCAACATGGACTGGGTCTTTTAGATATCATGCTCATTAACAACGAAAAGGTTTGCTAAGAAAATAAATGAATATATTTTCTCGTTTAAAAAATAATTTATTTCGTAGAGATATTAAAGAAAGTAGGACCGCATCTATATTATCATCCGGTACTGGGGGAGTAATATGGCCAGAACGGAATTATGAAAATTTTGCTAAAGAAACTTATCTTAAAAATGTAATTGCTTATAAGGCGATAGATGAAATAGCAAAAAGTGTCGCATCTGTTCCATGGGGAGAATATGAGCATAAAGAAAAAGGCGGTAGAGAGCAGATTTATGATGGAGATGTTGGTGCAGTTTTAAAAAAACCTAATCCAGATGAAGGCCTACCGTCGTTATTTTTAAAGGCAACAGCTTATTTGGTAATGTCAGGAAATTCTTTTTTAGAAAAAATAACGCCTGATACTGGCCCGAATAAAGGAGTTATTAAAGAACTTTATTCATTGCGGCCTGATAGGTTCCAATTAAAAGTTAACTCTGATACTGGCAGATTAGAAAAATATATATATAAGGTTCAAGGTAAAGGCGTTTCATGGGATGTAGACCCTATAACGGGACAATGTGATATATTACATTTAAAATCATTTCATCCGTTGAATGATTGGTGGGGTGCATCTGCAACAGAATCAACCGCAAGAGAAATCGATACAAGTAATGCAGCTACACAGTGGAATAAATCCATTCTGGATAATGAAGGCCGTCCGGGTATGGTTTTTACTTTGGTGGGCCAGTTAGGGGAAGAAGCTTTTGATGATCTTGAAAAACATTTAAGAGAAAACCATGGTGGTGCTGGCAATGTAGGAAAAAATCTTATTATTACCGGCGATAAAGGAACGAAAGCAGAACCGTATGGCTGGACGCCGAAAGATCTTGACTTCAATGAGGGGGATACCAGACTGGCAAGAAAAATAGCAATGGGGTATGGCGTTCCGCCTGAGCTATTAGGAATTCAGGACGCTACTTTCACGAATAGAATTGAAGCCCGGTTATATTTTTGGGAAAATACTGTTTTTTTCTATCTGAATTATTTGAAAGGTGATTTAAATAATTGGTTATATGAAAAAGATGGCAATAGATTCGTTGATTATAATCTTGATGATATCCCGGCGTTGGCGAGTAAACGTGATATGTTATGGAAGCGTGCCCAAGATAGTACATTTTTAAAAATTAATGAAAAAAGAGAAATGGTTGGTCTGGATGAAACAGAAGGAGGCGATGTTATCCTTATTCCTGCGAATATGATTCCCCTTGGTGAAACCGAAGAAACTGAAGAAATATCAAATGAGGAGGAAGAGGAGGAAAAAGCCCGACAAGAATTATTAAATCAAGGATATTCCAATAACGATATAGATGAATTGTTCGGGTTGCCTTATGAAGAAGAAAAAGCTGCTTATAAGTGTGAATGTTTGGACTGCGGGCATAAATTAACTTCAAAAAAACATTGCAATACTATTAAATGCCCTAAATGTGACGGCGAAATGAGAAGAGAAAAAAGACCTGGTACAGGCAGAAGTGACGAACTGGATAAAAATAAGTGATCGCGATAACAAACAAAAAAGCAAGGCAATTATATCTTCAGGAAATGACGAGGATAATGATTAGACTGGAAAATATGCAGGCTATGGAATTGAAGCCTATATTAAATAGACAATTTCTGACCACCGCTAAGTTTGTTCGGCAAGGGATGCGGGATGCGGTTGATTATGCGGTCGATAATGAGCGCAAAAGGCTTTTGTTATCTTTTTCTAAACATTATCGCAGAGTAGCTACTACATTTGGAAATAAAGCGTTTAAAATAATTGAAGCCAGCAAGAAGTTTATTTTTATTCCAGAAATTAAAAGCCCAAAAGATGAATTTTGGAATGAATTAAATTTATGGATGAAAACTCAGGCAATCCAAAAAGTTACAGGAATTCAAAGAACCTCCAAGAGGTTGCTAAGAAAAATAATCCAAAGAGGAATGGATGAAGGGTTATCAAATGCGGATATAGCAAAGAATCTTGTAAAGAAAGGAAGAATAAGCACTTTATTTCGTGCAAAAACAATTGCTATAACCGAGACGCATACTGTTGCGGTAAAAAGTGTCGATGCCGCAATTAAAAGTACCAGAATTGAAATGGAAAAGGAGTGGGTCGCAAATATAGACAAGAGAACCAGACCTGATCATATAGATGCTGATACGCAAAGAGTCCCCCAAAATCAAGATTTTACAATTGGCGGAGTTAAAATGGCGTATCCTGGCGATCCTAAAGGCGGGGCGGATCAAGTTGTAAGATGCCGGTGCGTTCTTATGTACCATCCTGTGAAAAGAACTGATAAATTAAAACCGTATGTGCCAGAAAAATTGACAATTGCAGAAATGATTAAGAATGCAGAGAAGGAGATAGCAGGGAATCCTTTTGAAACACTTGTTGCTTTTGATAGTAAGGGCAATGAGCTTTTTAGAGAAAAAGGGGGTAAGTCTTCTGTTACTATCTCCCGCAGCGAGATGGACTTGTTAAGAAAAACTAAAAATGTTATAGTTACGCATAATCATCCGGGAGACTCTTCTTTTCCACCACTGATATTTTAATGATGGAAAACGGGAAGATTGGCGAAATGAGAGCCGTTGGCAAAAAGTATCTACATAGAGGGTCTTTTACAAAAAATGTTACGGCAGACAAAATACAAAAAGCAGTTTCAGAAAGTGATGAAAAAGTAAGGCTTAAATTTTATGGGTTAATTGATAATGGCAAAATGACAATAGAAGAAGCAAGTGCGAATCATTGGCACGAAGTATGGTCATTGGTTGAAAAAGAAAGCAACTGGTTTTCTTATGAAAGGGCCGTGCGATGAGCTTTGAAATAGATAAAAGGCATGATATCCCAGTTTATAGCCCTTTTTGCGCTTTATGCAAGCATTTAAACCGCCAAATTTTTGATATACCTGGAAATTGCAAAGCATTTAAAATAATTCCAATGAAAATATGGGAAGGTAAGATTGGGCACATAAAAAAATATTCAGGCCAAGATAACGATATAGTATTTGAAAAAATTAAAAAGGAGAATTAAACCATGGATAAGGCTTTTTTAAATGTTCCATTAAATATAAAGGCAGAAGACATCAAAGAATCCGGTGAGTTCAAAGGATTGGGATCTTTATTTGATAAATCTCCGGATTCTTATGGAGATATTATTAATCCTGGGGCTTTTTCTGAAACTCTTGCTAAAGGAGGCAGAAATAAAACTGGGATAGCTATGCTGTGGCAGCATAGAAGTGACAAAATCCCTGGAGTTTGGAAATCTCTTATGGAAAATAAAAAAGGATTGCCAGTTGAAGGCCAATTGGCTTTAAAAACAACCCTTGGTAGAGATGTATATGAAATTATGAAATTAAGCGCTGAAATTGGTACTTTTAAATTGGCGCTTTCTATCGGATATGATGCTCAGGATTTCGAATATGTAACGCAAAAAGATACAGATAGAAAAATAAGAGTATTGAAAAAAGTGGAATTATGGGAAATATCGATTGTGACATTTCCAGCTAAAATCGGGGCAACGGTATCTACTGTCAAAATGATAGAAGACGCTAAAACAGAGCGCGAGCTTGAAAATTCCTTGCGGGAGGCAGGGCTTTCCAAAAATGCTGCTCAATACGTAGTAAAGTTATGTAGACCGTCATTGCGGGAGGCAAATACGGAAATTAGAGATGGTAATTTTTCTGATATTTTGGATGAATTAAAACAAGTTAATCAAAATTTGCTTTTTTCAAATAATGAAAATAGTAATGAAGGGTTATCTGGAATTTTAAACAGCTTAAAACAAATTAATGTATAAGTAGAAAAAGGAGATCGAATTATGTTAAACGGTTATGAATGTAAAGAGGCGGATGGTGCTCAGAATACTCCCGAGCCTGAAGTGGTGAAGGCTGTCCAAGCTGAAATTAAAAAAATGGGTGATAATGTAATGGCGAATTATGATGAACTTCGCCGAAATCATGAATCATTGAAAAGTATTGTTAACGCAACTGGTGAAAAATTTGATGCTGTTGTAAAAGCCCAGGTTACAAAATTAGGGGAGGACATTACAACCAGGCAGCAGGCTCTTGACGAGAAATTTGCGGCTAATGTAGAGGCAGAGAAAAAAGCAAATGATCGGATGGATGTTATTGAAACAATGATGAAGAGAACCCCTAATACTGATCCGTCAATCACTGATGAAGCAAAAATGGCGCTTGAAAAAGAAGCGAAGGACTTTATGATCGGCGTTATGGCGGTGAAGGATAAAGTTGGAAGTAAAGGGGCAACTTTTGATCGTGTCAATGCAATGGGAGTTGATATTGATACATTTAAAGCTTATCAAAAATCTTTGGAAGTATTCCTTAGAAAAGATGACCGCATGATAGACCCTGAAGATTTGAAAGCTTTATCTGTTGGCTCTGACCCGGATGGTGGTTATACTGTTACCCCTGCCATTAGCAATAGAGTTTTCACCCGAATGTTTGAAGGTGATCCTGTTCGCCAATTGGCTACTACTGAAACTATCTCAACTGGGGCACTTGAATTTATGGTTGATTGGGATCAGGCTGGATATGGATGGGAAGGAGAAATTGTTGGAGGCGATGAAACAGAGACTCCTCAATGGTACAAGAAAAGAATTCCGGTTCATATTCTTTACGCTAAACCTCGAGCCTCTCAAACATTGCTTGAAGATTCAGGGATTAATGTTGAGAATTGGTTGGCTGATAAAGTTACTAACCGCTTTCTCAGAGGAGAAGGGGAACAGTTTATTCAGGGGGCAGGTGTTTTTACCCCAAGAGGTTTTTTGACATATCCAGATGGCGATAATTATGGGTTTGTTGAGAGAACGAATATGGGTGCTGCTGCTGCATTGACTGCGGATGGTTTGGTTTCTTTGAAATATAGTTTGGTTGAGCAATATCTTACTCGGGGAACATGGCTTATGAATCGCCTTACTGTTGCGGATGCAATGCTGCT